ACGTATTTTTGAAAAAAAAATAACAATTTTTCAAAAAAATATTATGCAAGATAACTTTTGGACTTCATTATTCGGCACAACATCGGGAAAAAACGATAATCTATTAAAGATGATGCAACGAAATGTTAATCAATTTTGGGGCAATACAACACCCCAATGGATAGATACTTCAAAACCTTACGATTTATACATTACTATTCCCGAACTAAGGGCGGTAATTAATAAACGTGCCATAATGATGTCGAGCGGTAAACCTTTACTTTGCGACAAAGACGGAAATGTAATTGAGCAACATTGGGCACTTGATTTAATTGCAAATCCAAATCCAACACAAAGCTGGTCGGATGTGATTTATAGTTTAAGCGTTAACGACGGACTTTTTAACAATTCATTTGCCTATTGCCCTTTAAGGTCGTTCAATATCCGAAACTTAATCGTGCCTTTACCAGCAAATAAAATTAAAGTAGTTGGGACAGGTAAGTTATTAGACCAAATCGATGCCGAGGGCTTAATTAAGGAGTTTCAGTTTTACTACGATAGTGTAAAATATCAAACTATTGAGTTAAAAGATATGGTGTATATGAACACCCCCGACGGTATTAATTTAATTAATGTCGAAAATAGGATTGAAACGCTTAAATATCCACTGTCTAATATTATGGCGTCTTATAAAAAGCGTAATGTTATATTGGAAAATATAGGCGCAATTGGTATTTTGTCAAGTAAAAAATCGGATATGGGTGGCTCGTTACCTATGACGCCTGAAGAAAAAAACGAAATCCAACAGGATTGGTTAAGACGCTCAAAAGATAAATTAGTAATGACTGAGGCGGATGTTAATTGGACGCCTATGAGTTACCCAACTAAAGATTTAATGTTATTTGAGGAATTAACCGAAGATAAAATTGCTATCATTGATGCGTACGGTTTAAGCTACAATTTATTCAGTAATGTAAACGGTGGAACGTTGGCAAATGGTAACGAAGTAAAACAGGCAATGCGTATGGCTTACCAAGATACGATAATCCCTGAAACGGAACAAATGTACACAACAATCAGCCAGCAGTTAGGATTAACTACGCAAGGTTTATATTTAAAGCCTGATTTTAGCCATATTGCGGTGTTGCAGGATGATATGAATACAAAATCAACAGAAATAATTAGTTTAGTGGAAAAAGGAATAATTGATACAAGTGAAGCCCGATTAGAGTTGGGTTACCCAGTTAAGGAAGAACAAGAAAGAGTTGTACAAGCATTAAACGGTGCGCAAGTTACTTCAATGGTTGAAGTTGCAAGTGCGGTATCAACTGGTATTTTAACCCCTCAATCTGCTATCGAGATTTTAATTATTTCGTTTGGTATATCAAGAGAGCAATCGAGTGCAATTATATCGAGCATTGAGGTTAAACCACCTCAACAAGTTTAAAAAAAGTTTCTAGGAAATAATCCACGTACGAATGTTGCTAATCCCGACAAACAGTCGGGCGCATCGTCGTGTTTATTTTTACCCTCTTTACTAAAGCTCTCTACATTACCAATAAATTGATGGTAATCTATACTATTAACCTCTAAGAAATGAAAGGAGTTAATGATAAAGGCGCTCTCCATTATAATACGTGTAATCTTATTGGTAGTGTTATTAACTTGTAATATTTGCGTTTTAGTTAATTTCTGCAATTGTCGGCTAAACATTGCCCCCATGCTGTTGCTCTCAACTCGGCAATATTTTACGCCCCAATCATTTAACTTTTGAGCACACAAAGGAAGCGTAACATCGGTGTTTGCTTGGGTAAATACGTAATCAACAATATACACTTGATTACCTATAATTCCACCAATTGCCATAGCTGTAAAATCCGCCCCTTGGTCGCTAACATCAATATAACCAACGTAGCCCTCTATCTTTGTTTTATCGATAGTTTGAACTTTGTTAAGTCCACTGAATAACCTACCTTTTAAATCAACTGGCTCTTGCATATATTCAGCGCTCCAAATATCGGGATTAATTCGCCCCCTTATCTCTTCATATTGCTCGGTGCTCATAACGTCCTCACAGAACGATTTACCCTCACTATCTAATGCTGGGATAACGATGCTTAAATCGTACCTGTTTTCTTCCATATTTTGCCCGATAACGTCTTTAATACTCCAACGTGTACCAATGTCAATTCGGCTACAAGTACGCTCCAAACGGCTATCGTGCGTTGCTTCTTTCCATTGTAATATTTTATCGTTGGTGGTATCACTTAAAGCATCCTCTAAACCTCTGTAAAGGTCGTCGGTAATTGCTAACTTTGTAGCTCCAAATCCGATAATAGTTCCACCAACACCAGCACCAAAGTATCCAACTTGTTTAGATTGATTTGTGTTCCACCCTTGCAGATTTGCTTTGTCATCGGATAGTTTAACGTTCGGAAATACCTTTTGGAATTTCTCGGTTTTAACAACGTTTCGCACATCATAACTGAATTTTAGGTATAAAGTAGCTGTACAAGTGTTACGCATTATACTTTCTTGGGGGCTCTTACCTAAAGCCCACGCGCTGTAAAGTGTTGTAATATACGATTTTCCTGCTCTTGGGGGCATTGATACCGAAAGGCTGTTTATTTTACCGTCCTCGATTAATTGGAAACCATCCGCAACTTGTTTTAAAAACGGTCGTTTACCGAAAAACTCTTTATCGTAAAACAAACAAAACTCCCAAAAATTTCTTCTTGAGAGTTCCGCCCTTAATAGTTCCTTTATAGCTTCTTTTTTACTCATTTAGTAAATCCTTTATCTCTTCAGTAGTTAACCCCGATAAATCAATATTGGTTTGTTTTTGTTCAATATGTTGCATAGATAACCTCCTTAATTCTTCTTGGTTACCTATCAACTTCATTAAAGCCATTTGCAAAGCTGGGCTGTTGGATTTATACCATTTTGAACGCATTGACACCTTTAATTCAACCCTATTTTGCTCTAAAAGTTCTTTTAGCTCTTCCGATTGTTCCAACTTCCATTCGTAAAAAGTACTCTTAGAAATGGGTAAAAATGCAACAATATCATCAATAAAAAACAACTTATGTTTAATGATTACCTCCTTAGCTTGTTCAAATATTTTCTTTCTATCGTACGCCATTATTCAAAGTCTTTAGTTACTACTCCATTTCTTTTTATTGTTAGTGTAGGGTCAAGCGCTTTCATTCTCTTAACTATTACATCGCAGTATTTAGGGTCAAGTTCCATACCGTAACATTTTCTTTTAAGTTGGTGCGATGCTACCATTGTTGAGCCTGAGCCTAAATAAGCATCTAATACAAGCTTAATTTCTTTTTTTGAGTGTCTATCTGCATATTCAAAACACCATTGCATTATTTCTTGCGGTTTTTGAGTTGGATGGTTTTTTTCTTCTTGATTTGCTTTTGCTCTTGCATACTCTTTAATTCTTAAAGCGTTATTAAAAGAAGTCCACGCCATTTCTCCATCCGCTAAACTAAATCCTCTTTGTCCTTTATCCCAAATAAGCCATCCCATTGTAGGGGGTAAATCATCTGTAAAATAGTTCCCACCCCATATAATTTGACTTTCCGTTATTTGACAAAGATATTGCAACACTCCACTTTCGGGTTTTGATTTATCCCAATTAGGTGCATCATAAGACTTCCATCCGTTTTTGTCTGCTCCGCCTTTCCCATCTCCTTTCCCTTTTAACATTCCTCCATAATCAATTCCATAAGGTGGGTCTGTTAATAATAATTCAGGTTTTTTACCTTGTAAAAGTTTTTCTATTAACTCACTATCCGTACTATCCCCACAAAGTAAACGATGTTCTCCAATTTCGTACAAATCCCCTAACACCGTTTTAGGTTCTTCTGGCGGTGTAGTATCAAAGTCATCTTCCTCAGCTTCTAACACTTGGTCAGGTGTAAAGTCAGGAACATCCAACCCCCATTCGTCTAACTCCTCTAAATTCCAATCGTTCTGCAACATTTCCCAATCCCATTCGCCACCGCTTACATTATCCTTGATAATAAATTGCTTTTGTTCCTCTTCAGTTAAATCACTTGCTTTTATAATCGGCACTTCTTTTAACCCAGCTTCTTTACACGCTTTTAACCGCATATTTCCACCCAATACAATCATATCATCGTTAACCACTATCGGACGTATTTCGAGCATTTTTGGAAACTCTTTAATACTCCTTACAAGTTTCTCAAATTTATCGTCTTTAATTACTCTTGGGTTGTTCGGATTGTTTTTAACCTCCGATATTTTTACCATTTCGGTTTTCATACAAATATAAAAATTATAATTCCAATAATAATTAACCTTATAGCACTATATTTAACAGTATTCCAGACTTTAAACCAATCGTTAAACTTTGGGTGTTCTCGGTGTGGTAAAATAAGGTGCACTGCCCTATCGCTAAACCAAATCAGGAATAGTAATATTTTGGCTAAAAAAATTAATGTTTTTTTCATGTTTTTTATTTTGGTTTTAAAAGAAAAGCTGGGGCGCATAAGTCCCCGAGCTTAAACAATTAAAACATGAGATACAAAGTTATAAATATTTTTTGAAAAAATCTAATACCTCTAAATAAGTAACAAATATCTTAAATAAAATGTAATATAGCACTATCATATCCTATATTTTATTTCTTGAACATGAAAAGGACTTACGATTAATCTAATATTAGGTTTATCTTCATCTCCAAACTGTGTATATCCTTTTTCAAAGTTCGTTCTTTCGCAATGGTAATCTATTTGCCAAAAACCAAACAAACGTTTTTTTATGATACAAACAGGGAAATTAGAAAATCTTTTGTTCGGGTCTTTTACTCCAGCTTCTTGTGGGTAGTAATATTCGCCATTTACTTTTATGTATTCTAAAATCATAACCTACATTTATTAAAGTCCTCTTCTAACCTCGGGTTGTACTTCATGTATTTGAATACCTCTTTATAGTGAATAATACTAGCATGGTGGCGGTTTATCAACGTGCCAACCTCTCGAAAAGTATAGCCGTTGTTAAGCGCAAGTATTGAGTAAACAATTCGGGCCCTTACAATTTCTTCAAATCGGGTTCGCCCTTTAACTTCCTTTGGGTGTACTTTTAACTTTTCGCATACCATTTCAAAAATGGATATTAAATTGACTTGTTTCGGCTTTAGTTCTAAGCCTACGTAAATTTGTGGGTGTATCATAACTCCTTAATTTCTTTTAAAATTGTTTCGGCTAAATTAACCAACTTAGTTTCTAACTCTTTGTATTCCTTGCTATCTTGCTCAAAATTACATTGTAAACCTCCAAACCATTCTGGGGGTTTAGTTCTGAAATAAGCAAAGTTAAATTCATCATTTCTGATTGATAAAGATATTTCATTAAATACCATTATGTTTATGTTTTTCATACTTAATTTTTTGTGTTTATTTTATCTCAAAAAAACATTTGTTAAAATTGGATAAATTTCCTTCTTTATCAATTATACAAATAAGTTCTTTATGTTCTGCTAAAACCTTGTATTTTTTACCTTCTTCGATTAATTGAGGAAAAGAACTATAAATACATTTTGCGTATTTAGGTTTAGGTTTAAATATTTCCACCGGTACTATTTCGTGTATTTCGGGATTGTTTGTAGTGTGTTTTAAGGATAATTTAGCATCTTTCAATCTTTGGTAAAAATGCCCCCTTAAAACATAAGTTTCTCCATATTTTGCCCTGTGGTATCTAGCGCAAAAATTCCCAAAAGTATTAGCTCCTTTGTGTTTTATTATGTATATTTTCATTTATTCTCAATTATATTAATCAAAATGTTTAAATTAATTAGTTCTATTTCGTTTGCGTAAAAGGTAGTAATATTTTTAACTATGGTTTTTCTGTCGTTTAAAATTTTAGTTAAGAAAAACTCTTTAGTTTTTGATACATACCTTAAATAAATTCTAAGTACATCAGTTTCAAAATTATCTTTAACGTTGCTTTGATATTGAAAACTCATTGAAAAATCAATATTAATATAATCTTTCAAATGTTTCTCATCTATTTGTTGCGAATACCATTTACCATTGCATTTAAAAGAAATATTGCAGATAAAAAAATAACACTCATTTTCTACATTTTGCATTTTTTGCGCACTAAAAGTAAACTCACTAATTTTATATTTTGCAAAATTATAATCTGTTACCCAGTTAATTTCTTTCATTTCTTTAGCCACTTTTATTAAGTGTAAAAAGTTTAATATTGTTTTTTTCATTTTATACAAAATTTGTTGTTTAATTGTTTAATCATTCTTTCAAAATCAAAAGGATAGCAAGTTTCTTCAATTAATAGGTCAAAACAAGCTTCATCGCTCCATTCAGGCTTAAAATACTTCACACAGTCAATGGCTGTAAAGTTGTTTTCTGTGGCGTGTTCTAGTGTTAGTGGTTTCATTTCTTCAAATATTTATCCAATTCAACTTTATCCAATGCCAAATCAATCTCATCAATTAAAGCATCTACAACTTCATCCCCTAAAGTGTTCCGCATTGAAGTTTCAATTCTTGCATTTACTTTAATTACCAAATCAATAGTTTGGTTAAGATTTTTAACCGCTTCGGCTATTTTCTTATCCACTACTTTTTTGTTGGGTTTACTTAAAGTTTCGTATTTGTAACCTTGCTTTAATTGGTGTGTGTTCATGGCAATAATATCAGCCTTGCACCCACCAAACATAAGCGTTTGTATTGAACATAAAGCACTTAGTTTGGTTATGTTATCTCGTTGTTCTTTACTTAGTTTCATTTTATTTGGTTTTAAGGTTAACTATTCCAATCGTTAAAATCTTGTTCGCTTAATTCAATTATGTTAGTGATAACGCATTCGTTTATTCCTTGTCTTTCTTTTATCTGCTCAATTGTTGTTCTAAAATTTAAAAAACATCCATCTGTTGAAAAATCAGTAAAACCTACAAAAATGTTTGAATTAATTTTGCCTGAATAAGAAACAATAAAGTATCTTTTATCATTTTCTTTGTATGGCTCTTTTAAGTCTTTTATTTTCATTTCTCTAAATATTTTTTAATTAACAATTCTTTATCCTTTGTTTTGTTTTTAAACTCCCAGTAGTTTGAACCATCTTCAATTTCCAAAATGCAGTTTAATTTGCGCCTTATGTGTTCGGAATAATCAAACTCTTGCTTTATTTGTACTTTGTTTGGTGGGGCAAAGGCTAATGTTGGGAGGATTAAAAGATAGACTACTCGCATGGGATAAAACCTATAAAGTAAGTTGCAAACCTCTTGCGGTCATCTTCATATTCTCCGTCGTAGTACTTGAAGATTTTGCATTGGTGCGTTTTACAAACTTTATTGAACTGGTCAACACGCTTTAACAAATCTTGCTTATAATCTAATCCCTCAATGTCGTGTACCCAGTCCATAAAGTTGGTTTCAATCCACTTTAATCGGTAAATGCAGTCATCCTGTTGCAAGGTTGCATCTCTGTGATTTAACTCATAAACAGGTTTTCTTAAAATTTCCCTGTAAAGCTCCACCGCTGGGTGTTCAGGGTGCATTCTGTAATCTACTTTTCTCATGGTTTAATTGTTTTTAATTGTTCAATTCTTGAAATTATACTATTTATTTTCTCTAAAAAATATTCGGAGCTATACTCAACCTTAAAGCCTCCAGCAGTTTGCCCTAATAATATTTTTTTTGCGCTTAAAATAACTAAATTACCTCTATGCCATAGGTTTACTTCAATATTTTCGTTAAACCCCAAAAACGGGTTAATTTCGGCTTCTATATCTTTATAGATATCTAAATTTAAAGGGGCTAACATAAAAAACTCTTTTTGAATTATACTCCCTATGTAACAAGGGTCATCTATTAAGACCTCCTGAAAATCTTCAATAAGTTCTCCGTTTATGAAAATTGACAAACATTCGTTAAAATTCTCACTTTTTTTAATTTCTATCTTCATGGTTTAATTGTTTTTAATTGTTTAACAAATATATAAATTAAATTTAACTATACAATAACGTTAAGATATTTTAACAAAATTTGTTCATAATATTCCTCATTCTGTAAATATTCGCGTTCTGCTTCTATGTAGTTTGGCGGTAATAGTCTATGTTGTTGGTGCGAATTGTAAACCCTATTATCGTGGAATTCCTTACCTGTATCTAAATTTGTAGCCTTATTAGGGTATTCGAAATAAAACAGTGCGTTGTTTCTTTTGAATACCCTTTGTAAGATTATTATTTTAATGTTTTTCATAATTATAACATTATTTTTACGCCATTAAAACGGGCGTAAATTGGGGTGTTAGCAGTAATACTAACCCTCGTTATTCCAAATAATACTTCTATACTTACCTTCAATTGCGTGATGTAAAGAGTTTGATACTTCCATTTTATTTCCAAGTGCTTCGTTTACACATTCAGCAGCAAATCTTTTTGCTACATCTTCTGCGTACATATGCATCAATTGTTCTTGACTTAAATTAGAATCTTTGAAATAATCTAAAAATTCTTTTGCTGTTTTTAATTGATAGATTCGCATTTTTCTGTTTGTTTTAGTGAGTTTAAATATTCATTAGTTGTATCAGTTGGCATTCCAAAAGTTGACATAACATCATCAACAAATTGAGTTCCGTGTTTTTTACTCAACTTCTTAATCATATCTTTCTTTAATAATAAGTACAATAATTTTTTCATTTTATTTAATTTATTTGTTAATAATCCGTACTACTGCTAACAGCGTATATAAGAAATGGTACAGAAGCATTTGTGCTAAATTATAACATTCTACAAGTGCCACTTCTCATATACGCAAAACGTTACCCACTTATTACATCCGCTAATTTCTGCATGGTTGTTAAATTTAAACCCCTTTCGCCTTTTATAAACAAATGCAACTGGGTTGGGTGTACCTTAGCGGATTTCGCTAAGGCGTTTACACTCATTTTCTCACTCTTTAAGTATTCCTTTATTACCCTTTGACAATCTTTTGTCAGGTTCTTTAAGTCTTTTGCTTCCATAACTAAAATGGTACGTCATTAGTTGGTTCTATTGCTATGATTTTAGCCTCCCAAAAATTAATTTTCCACGCTTCAATAGTATTAAAATACTTATCGTTTCCGTCTTTATCCGTCCATTTTCGCCCTCTAAGGTTAATACTAGCAGTTACTTCTTGCCCTAGCGCCAACTTATCCAATATTCCGCAACGCTCGTTGGTTGCTTGAATTAAAATTAGTTGCGGATACTGCTCCGCTGTTTCTAACACAAATTCACGTTTTGCAAATTTGTCGCTTACTTGTTGTTTTTCGCCTATAAAGGCAACTTTTCCTTTGATTTCCATTGTTTATGATTATTTATTGATTATTTGATATTTATAAATTGTATCTATTGGTGTTGTGATTGTTTTTATTAACTCTAGTTTTTCGGTTGATTTTATTTTTATTGGCAATTCTTTAATCGCTTCAGTATAAAGAGCCATAAATATAAAGCCGATAAATGTAAAAAATATTGCCATAAAATATATTTTTTCCGAAGCCAATAAACCCGTAAAAAAAAACAAAACAATAGCACCTATTAAATATATTATTTCCATTTTTACTTGTTTTTTAATTGATTAATTAATGATTGATAATACTCGTTTGCAATTTGGTACTGTTCGAACATTTGTTTCTCTATTTCCAAATCTCGTTCGATTGTAACACTCGTTACCCTTAAAGCTGGGTTGATATGGTCAACCTTATGCAGTGCAACATCATCGAATTTGCTTAGTAGTTCATCAGGCGTTGAAGTCAAGCAGTAAGTAACCTCAGCTTTTGGACGGTCAAATAGCATCATATAACCGCGCATTTGCCAGTCGTAGCCACTTTGTTTAACACTTTTCTCGGCTTCTTCGTAAAACGCTGGGAACGTATCAAACGACCAACTGCATTTAATATCTATAATCTTATCAGGTGCTAAAATATCACATTCGCCTGTAAGCCATTCATTGGTTTTACGCACATCGTTTTTAAAGTGATCGGTAAAATATACGTTGTTTAGCATTTTTATAGCCTTATTTTCGTTCATTATACCTTTGTCCATATATTTAGTCGAAACGTTTACGAAAATGCCATAAAAGTCCTCTTTTGCCTTTTGCATTAACCACGACTTTGTTGTTTCGCCCAATGGCTCATTTTTGGAGCGCCCTTTTGTCATTAACTTTGATAACTCGGAGCATCTTACTGTTAGTTGGTTCATACTACAAACGTTTTAATTGTTCTTCACTTAACTCAAAACTAGCTTTTAACTTCTCAATGGTGTACGTACCATTTTTGATATTTTCTAAAGCCTTTACAAATCTTGCTTCTTCTAGTTTTGGCTTTGGCGGTTCGTAACCCTCAGGCAAATCTTCTCCAGCGTAAATGTATAAGCCTAAACCATGCAATGCTAAAGCCTTTGTCGTGCTCCTTTGGATTGCCTTGTTTACATCAAAGCTAGTTAGTTGGTCTAGTTTAATACTTTGGTTTCGGTTATTCATTACAGGCAAGTAGTCGATATGTTCAATATCGCCAATAGTTACGCCTACCTTTACCCAACAAGTATTACCGTCAGTAAAGTAGTTCATACCTGTTTCGGTTTCATAAACCCTACGTTGTACATTCGGGTAAAGTTTCTTAACCTCAGCCCACGCCCATGACCAGCTAAGGTAAGTTAAACCTGCTTTTTTTTCTGTTTTGTCGTTAACATTGATACTGTTCAACGCTTCAAAAATTGTTTTCTTTTCCATATCGTTTAATTGTTTTAATTGTTTAGCACCCTCTTTCTTATTAATCACCTATGTTACGCACATTTTACTGCACTTTGTATCAGGTGCAGAAGCCGTGTCCAGCATACTTAATAAGAGTAGGGTCGCGTAGTTAATTTTTAAGTTGTCGTTACAGGTAACTTCCACGCTGTTTAACTACTTGCTGAGAACTCATTTGTGTTGTGAGTTATTCATCACTTACTCCAAGTCTGTATTCCTTTCTCAAGGGAACAACACATCTAACATTACTGCTAGTATTTTTATGTAGCGACTTATCCCTACAATGGGTTCAATGTTTAACCTAATGTTTTTTAAAGAACGTTTAATTGTTTATGCAAATATAGTTAAATTTAATTTATATACACGTTAATGAAAGTTAAAAAATCATCTAAACTTCTAACTAATTGATAATCAAAGCCTAACTTTTTAACTATTTGCTCAAATTCTTTTTGTTTATCGCTTTGTCTACCTACATCAGTCTTTACTTCAATAAATAAACAGCGGTTAGGTAGTAGCACGATCAAATCTGATACGCCAGCCACAACGCCAGTAGATTTTAATTTCATTGCTTCGTGCTTTGAACGTAGCCCACCATTAGGAACTGCAAAAATACAACATCGAGGATTATTAAATTTTGTACAATACTCGTTGTGAAACCATTTGTAGATTTCTGCTTGGATTTGGTCTTCTGTTTTTTCCATTATAAATTATATTTGTTGTGAATAATACTTTTTCATTGCCTCGATACTATTATCTATAAATGTTTCAAAGCGCCTATTTCGATTGCCCTCTAACTCGCTTTTTTGGATAGCAAAATAGTAAGGTGTTAACACTTCTTTTAACCGCTTGTAAAGCTTGCCATTTAATAATGCTACTTCAAATTTATGGTAATCAAAATCTTTTATCATTTCAACTAAATAGCCATAAACAATTTTAGTTGCTTGTAAAGTAGTTAAATTATTTTTTTGGCAATAGTCAACAACTGCATTAGCTGACGGTAACACGAATTTTCCCTCACGTTTTGGAATACCTACAACACTATTTCCATTTGTAAACCTTTTTTCAGCCCCACATTTAAAGCAAGTTAAACTATTCGCTGAGTTTATAGCTTCACAAACGTGGCATATCCTTGTTTTTGCTGGTTGAGGTTTACCAACTTTCTTGCGCTCACTATCTGTAAAATAAAAGTCCCAATTTCGAGGTGCGCTCCATTTTCCAAAGTCTTCAATATTTGCCCCTAAATCAATCACTTTAAAAGTTGGTTTAAATATTTTATCGGTAATACGTCCACCTCTACCAACCATTTGTAAAAATAGGTTTATCGACTTAGTTTTTTTATTCAAAAATACAACCTCAACATCGGTACAATCAAAGCCAGTTGTAAAAATATGAACGTTTAAAAGTACAGCATCAGGAGTGTTTTTAAACCATTCTATCAATTCCGAACGGTGTTCCTCACTATTTTGACTATCGTACATTTTAGCGTTTACACCGTTTGCCAACATTAATTCGTAAAGCTTTTTATTTACAATAGTATTCGAGTTAAAAATAATTGTTTTTTTACCCTTGCAATATTCATTGTAAACATCTAAACTATTTTGCAATGCTTTAGGCGAACCAAACACCAAACTTTGACTTTCATCGGTATAACCGCCTTTGTCATCTTCTTGTAACAATCCTAAATCTTCATTTGATAAAGTAAAGTTTTCATCTTGCACCAAATAACCTTGCTCGATTAATTCGTTAATTTCAACGCCTTTAATTAATGTATCATAATATCTTGCAAGTGGCACTTTTTGTCTGTACCTTTCGCCCCCGATTTTAATCGTTTCTATTTTCTCATAATTTGGCGTTGCAGTAAAACCTATTAATTTATTATTGTAAACCGATTTATCAATCACTTTCATAAATTCCCCCCTGTGGCATTCATCAACTATTACAAAATCAAAATCATTGATATTTACCAAACCTTTTTTAATTCGATTATTTAATGTTTGGACCATTGCAACGGTAACATTTAACTCTTGCTTGTTTTTATGGTTTGGAATAATCAAGTTATGTTCAATCGGTAAAGTTTTAGAGGTTTGGTGCACTAACTCTTCTCTGTGTACGCAAATTAAAACTTTGCTATTTTTAAAATGATTTACTAAGTTGCTAAAAATAACCGTCTTACCGCCACCCGTAGCCAATGAAACACAACACCTATTGTTTATTTCCAAATGCTTTAAAACATCATCTATAACCTTACTTTGGTAATGTCTTAAATTAAAAAGGTGCTTCTTCATCATCTACTAATAAATCATTGTTAGTATTACCGTTGTTTATTCCACCAATATAAAAGCATACAACCCCATTGCATTTATTTTCTTCTAAATTGATATTGTAAAATTTGCAGTACTCTTTTACTTTAGTATTAAACTTCTGCGGTGTGTTAAATCTTGCTAGTTGTGGATATTCGGCATTAAATTCCTCTCGCATTTTTTTACGGCTTAAAGGCGCACCGTTAAATTGTCCGCTCCTAGCTTCCATAAATTCGATAAATTCCAAACCAACTTCATTTCTGAATTTACGCTCTTTTAAGTTTACTTTTTCCGAAGCTACTAAACCGTTTTTCAAATAGAATTGTACGCATCTAATCATAAAATTGTCAAACTTTTTCCATTCCTCAATATCCCAATCAACAAAAAACAAGTGCCCAAATTCGTCTTGTGGTGTATGTTCAGCATTAAAAAAGTTAGCAATTTCAACTTCAAACACTCTACGCTCATGGCTGGGACTAAATCCTTTAACGGTGTAGTTTGTTGTAATTGATATTTTCGGACTGTCTTTAAAGGGTATTTGATACGCATCTTGCCCCTTTTTCTCTACTGTCATCCCCTCAGTAATTACGCTAAATAAATTCTCAAAGTCAAAGTTTTTCGGTACATCATCAATTAAAAATATCTGCGTATCTTTTGCAACCCTTTGATATGCGAATTGGCTTTTGTGGTCGAAACTTTTTCCGTCTTCTGTAATTATTTTCTTTATTTTCCCAATAGCTTTATGTATTAAACCTTTACCCGAACCACCATTTGCAACGTCATCGCTTAACATTTCATCGTTAAAAATGATACTCTTTGGCTTTGCTTCATTTTGGTAGCTGTGCATCAAGTAACCTATTACAGATTTTAGCGTATAATAACGTTCTACATTTTCAGCAGACAGTTTCCATAAAAATGTTTTAAATACTCCTTGACTTTCATTATTTAACTCAATTACTCTATCTATCACTTGATTTTCCCAAACTAAATCCGTAATATCTGAGTATTTTAATAACTCTATTTTGTCCTTAGTAGTCTTTACAATACCATTTTTGTAATATAAATATGAAGTATTAGCATCGTCTTTGTTAAATGTTACATCAATACTTTTAACCATAGATAAAAAATTAGGGTTAAAATAGCTTGTATTGTTAGCCATTAATTCAAAAGCATCAATACAACCCCTAGAACGCAAATCCGACAAGACAAAGTCTTTAATTTTACTCTCTTCAAATATGGCAATGAAATTCTTTGTAGTTTTTACAAAGTCAAATTTTCCACTCTCTTTATCAGGAAAAAATTTAAAGATTTTATTAGCTTCTAAATACTGTAAAAATCGATAAGTAGCAAGTTGTATTTTTTCATTTTCGGAGTAATACCAAAAGTCCTCGAATACTATTTGATTTTTATGCTTTTCAAATTCGTTTAAAATAGCTTCCTGATTTACATCGGTAAACTTATCTTTTATTTTGTCGATACTTTCTCCAGCAATAGCCACATTTTTAATTTGTGTTACCCTTTTTTTATCTTCAAAAAAACGTGTTGCAAATTCATTAGAATAACGGTAAGCGCTATCAATTAATTGGCTTATTTCCTCTCTCCTAAAATCGCTTTGTTCGTACCTAAATAAATAATCTTCACATATTGACTTATCAACTCCAAAGGCGTTCATTTGCCTTGCATAAGCATGAAGATTGCAATTCCTATTGGTAGCGCTCCACCTTTTTTTAAACCATTTATCAAGCCTTTCTGCAATTTCGTTTTTATCCGATATTGGAATATTTATAATTTCAGTTTGAACTGGTAAAGGTCTTAAAAATTTATCGGTAAAAAGTAAGCTATCGGGATTTATAAAGGCACTAGTATCGTAGCTTAAATAACAGGCTCTTGCTATATCCTTTGTACCCTCATCGGCTTTATGGTATTGCTCAAAATGTTTAGATATTTCTACGTAATAATCTTTGTAATCATCGTTATTATCTACCAAAGGAATTTTTACCAATACTTTTAACCCATTTCCTGAGGGGCTAACAAATGAAGCTAAAGTATATTTGTCTTCATTCACTTTGCTTTTAAGTTCCTCAACATCTAAAACCTCGTCAAAATCAAAACAGGCTAAACCCGACGATTTTTTTAAGTTGCTATTTGAACGTGTTGAGAATACACCAGCAAAAGTAACATAGGGTAATTTCTGTTTTAATTCGTTCCGCTTCTTTTTATCGGTCTCTAAACGTACTTGTGAAACTTGCTCTTTGTACTTACCGTTTTTAATTTCTTCAACAACCTTTAAGGCGTTTACATCTTTGAGAGGGGATACTGATTTAATATCCTTAAAAAATGATACTTTCATAATTTAAATAAAAAAACCCTATCAAGGTAGCCAAGTTGGAGGGGCATTCCCTAATAAGGTTTTGTAATAATATTTTTAAATGATTTCCAACTTCATTTAGACAAACGCAAATATACAAAAAATATATTAAAAAATAATTTTTACCAATAAAATTTAATGATATTTTGTAACTACTTGATAATCAGCTAATGCAAAAAAGCAAAAAATACACGCCTATTCTATACTATAAAAATATACTTTTTTTATTTTGCGTTTTTTTGGCTATTTTCTCACTCACAAAAAAAATATTTTTTTTTAAGTATAGAGTTGTAAAAAAAAGTGCTTTTTTGCATAATACTTGAAAATCAATACTTTACTAAAAAAATTTTTGCCAATAAGCCCATTTAACAGTGTATTTTATTGTTTGAAAAACCATTTTTTACCCTGTTTTAAACCTCCCTACAATTACACCAACTATTCTGCAGCGTTGTTATCTTCTCAAAAATTTTATAAGTTTTGCCGTTGTACTTAAAAAGTGTACCCACTGGAAATTCAAATGGGATGTAAACACTTTCATCTTTAATTTTGTATAGCATATTTTCTTCTTTCTAAAATTCGTAAATAAAGTTCTAAGTTAAATCCTGAACGTATTTGCTCAGGACTTGTTTTTCGTAACCACCAGCACATCTTAAGTCTGGTTTTAGTGTTTATTTTTTCCATGTATCAATAAGTTTAGGTTGATTAAATACAAATTCTTCAAGTTGGCTTCTAAAGTGCGCTTCATCTAATATCTCGCCTGTTTCCTCATCAATTTGGTAAAATCTCGGAAATTCCTCTTGCAAAAAATCCATTAAAATATCTTCAATTTCAGCCCCAAAATTATCGAATAAATATTCCTCTTTATTTCGAACTTGGCTACCATTGTAAAGGTTTAAAATGGTGCTTTCGGAATTCGTGTAAAACGTGCCCTCTAAAGCGTTAAAATCTTTGTGCAAATTATTAAGGTCTGTTACTAACTTTGCGTGGCTTAAATCGACTGAAATCGCCCAATTATTAAATCCGTTGGTCCTAACTGTAATCGAGAAAGTAACATCAAATTGTCTTCCTACGTAATCTTTAATTCTTTTTTTCATGGTTTTAATTGTTTTTTTAAATATTAGGGAAGTATTTTAATATTTCTTTTTTTGTACTTTTCATAATTTCTAACATAATTGTATAAGGACAAATTTGCTTAGTATCATCAAACATTCCTTTAATTTCTGTTATATTTTCATTATACCAAATAATATATTCTTCAATACCAACTAAAATGCGACTATTTAAATCTATACCTATAGCTTCCCAATTATTAATTGTGGTTAATTTATCACGTAATTGTTTACTAAACTTTTCATAATTCGTTCTTGCTTCTTTAATATAACTTTCAAAAATACCCGAATATTTATTAGTTATTGCATACCTTTTAGCAATATCAATAAACTGCCTTAGTTCATATTCCGAATACCAATACTCTATTTTTTCGACTTTTTTCTTCATGGTTTTAATTGTTTAAAGGTTAATAAATAGGGGCGGTTAAGCCCCATTTTGTTAATATACTAAACTAAAATAGTGTCCTCTAATCTACAATCTAAGTCAGTTGAATAACCTAAAGATTTAAAAATTTCATTTAGATTATTAGCCCAGCGAATACTACTATTAGCAACCCTAATTGCTTTGTGTTTTTCGTTGATAAGGATATAACAAGTTTGCCCCTTATTTTTTCCTTTTGGCAATTTTTCTTTAATTGCTTTGATTAATTCAACACCGTTTAGGTTTTTTACCTCTTCTACGATTTGTTTTTTAAAATTTTCCATATTGCGTATCTTTTAAATTATATTCAAATATAGGTAAATTAAATTTATAGATGCAAATAGTAAGAGTATTTTTTAACACCCTTTAACATTTTTAACAATTTTTTAATATTTCCAGCGTCTTTTAGCCCCTAAATCGAAGTGAATAAACCCACCTTTACCATTTACAGGCTCTTTAATTGCAAATCCGCCGTTCCAACTGTTGTTGTATTTTTTGCGGATATATTCAAATATCACTAGATAATCTTTAGCATCTGCAACCAACGGAGCAACATCGACAGCATCGCCTACTGTATGCCTACTATTTCCGCTCCTGCCTTGTTTTAATTCCCATTCACGCTTTCTAAGTCCAGCATTTATTTGAAACCCCTTAAATCTTGCGCCAAATTCACGCTCCACGTCATCCCTAACCACTTGCACGGCTTCGGCTATTTTCTTCATGTTGATTAGCTCATCTTGTGTGAACTTTTGGTTTAATTTTCGCGCACCCTCAGGAAGTGCAACACCGTTCAACATTTCTGCTAATGTTATATTTTTGCTTAAATTCATCATTAATAGTATGTTCGTTTATTATTAGTTCTATCCGATACCGTGCAAGTCAATACTGCGCTCCTTTGATACTCTACAAGATAATCAATCTCGGGACTTTCAGTTACGACCGTCGGAACTTCCAAAATACTATGGGAATTATTATGTACATTATAATCGCTAATATATAACTCATTTTCACTCAATAAATATAAATCGGTTAATTGCTCTAATATTGGTGCTGTGTAAGGGTCTGTTTGGATTATGTAAGTATTTATATTTTCTCTCACAACTGTTTTCAATGTTCTATCTTGGTAAATTAAATTGTCAATCTCCATATTAGGCTGTCTAAAGCCTATAAATCCATTAAACCTGATAGTATCTTCTACATTTGCGTTGGTAAAGTTGATACCCTCAACATCTTGCTTTAGATTAAATTTAACCCTTAAACGCGCCGTATATTTGCTAGTTTCTTGGCTGTAAGGCTTTAAGTCGTAAATACCCCATGTTAACGTGCTTTCAACCCCAGCAATATTGTATATCAATTCCAACTTATAGCACCCAGCTCCGTCGGAATTTAAAACATCTTGCCATTTAATTGTCGTGAACCATGCGTTTTCCTCACTCGGAAATGCCACGTTAAAAGGCGTGTAAACAGTACTTGCACCATTTTTTGTTAACCTAA